TTCAAACCTGATTTTCTTAATTGGGGTAGTGATCAAAGGAGTGATGACAATGTGTCGTTTGCCTTGGGTGTAGCTCAAAGAATAAAACAATCAAGTTACATTCAAAATTTGCATGATTACCAAACCAATGAGATGTATGGAAGAGCTCTTTACAAAGCTCTATGTCAGGTCATGGGTTGGGACCCTGATGCTGTTTATCCTCTTACACAAGTGGATCATGAGAATGCAATTCGGGAGTTCCAAGAGAGAAGATCTAAGAGAAGTCAAGCTCTTAAAAAGGCTTCTTTGAATAGAGCTGATCCAGACTATGTTGATACATTGACAGCGAAAACTCAGTGGAAACTGAAAGATGTTGACTTCAAAGTCGCTAAACCTTTGCAAACACTACTGATTAGGGGAGATGCTTATCTTTTCAAGTTGGGTTGGGTAGGTTGTTATCTCTTGGACAAGATTCTGGAGCATTGTCCAGCTTCTGTTTATTTACACGCCAAGAAGACTGTTCATGATTTCTCTTTGTGGGCTTCTCAATTTCTTAATGGGGAAGAACATATGTTCTGTGATATAACAGCCTTGGACACTAGTGTGACAGGTGAAACCTTGCACTTGATGGCTGCCCTTATGAAAAGATTTTCTGTTCCGCCTGATCTGATCGACTTTTATCTGGAAGATAAATTGGATTTCCATACGCGTACTATGCATTTTGCCATTATGACCTTTTCTGGGGAGTTATTCACTTGGCTGAGTAACACAATGAAAACTTTGGCGAGGGAAGCATTGAAATACAATTTGGTTTTCGGTGATGCTATAGCGGTTTCAGGTGATGACATAGAGCGTCTAAATACTAGGAGCGAAAGTTTTGATTTTGTACTTTACAAAGACTTTGATAAGTGCATTGAGAAACGTGAGATAAGAGATCATGGTGAATTCTGCTCTTACGTCATTAGAGATGGGATTGTGTACAAAGACCCTATCATACTATACAAACGTCTTCGAGGTCATTTATCTCGTGGTAGTGTTGAAGAGATCGCGTTGGGTTACTTTGACATTTTCCTAGTGAACTATCAACTGTCTGAGATTTTAAATGAAGTCATGACAGACATGGAGCGAGCACACATGGCTGCTGTTTCATATATTATGTTTAATCTAAGGCGTTTCGGTTACTCTGGCCATTTGGATTGGGGTAGATTAGACATTTCCACATGGGACATATCTGACCGTACTGTTGATGACGTTGATAAGTGCATTGAGAAACGT